AGAGAGTGGGGCATCAACAGAGGTTTCACCTACTATGCCCAAATTTACCTACTGGGAATCGCTTACACCTGAACCCCTACTTTGACCTACGCAACAGCATACGCTTCGGGCGGTTTATGGTCTTTCGGGCAGTAGAACCACTTATCTCTCAACTTCTATAGTATAGCAGTTTATCGTCATGCTTCAAGGACGGATGTGACAGTTCTTATGCTGGCACTTCAGATGGAATATCAACTGGTTTGATATTAGTACCTATGACATTGTACTCATCATCATAAGTGTGACTTATAGCATAGCACTCCCACTCATGGTCAAGTGTGAATACATAAGCATACTCTTCACCAATCTCAAAATACTCATCTATATTAAGATGTAGTTTTGGTTCTGTCTTCTCTCCTCTTGCATTGTAATACTGAACATGGTTTTCAACCTTGTTACGATCCCAATCAGAGTCAGAATCAATACATGAAATATCTCCACCATCAATTACTTCTGCAACCTTCTCTCTTGTGTTAAACTTCTTCTTAAGAGTAACTCCTAACCACTCAGGATAACCATCCCAATGGTGATAAACTGATACAAAAGCATCTTCAGTTAATTGAAGTGCTATTCTTGATCTTGTTGCCATTTAGAAAAAGAAATGAATTTATTGGTGAGAGAAACAAAAAACGGAGACAGTGCATTACTCTTTCGATCATGTGTCTGCTTCTATTAGACTTACAGGACGTAATTTCTCTGCTGAACAGAGACAACCATAGATCCTTGCATTTGTCAGACTAGAAAGAAACCGTCTTTGTTTCCCATGCACCTATTATAAGGCATCCATGTCTTTTCGCTTGTGTCCTTGTGACACTTTATTATCTGTCACATCTAAAATATCTTTAACAAATGCTTCCAATAATATAAAAGGAAGTATAGTAACACCAAATCCACCTAATGCTTGAATCTTATCAACCCAAGTCTTTTTCTCTTCTTGAATAACAACAGTCATTGTTTCACTCATCGTAAACTCTACACTCAAAGGCATCGGGATGATTATCACAATACACTTCTAAATGCTTATCTTCATGCCTTATATGGTAATCATTGATCTTACCATCATTCTTATCGACTTCATCGTTTTTATGGTACTCATCATAATATGAGTATGAAGTCTTTAGATCTTCCTCACTATATTCAATCATACCATGATTGATATGTTCTTTATGATCTTTAGGATCAAGATAGACCTCGTGATCCAAATCGTGCTTCTTTCTGGTCATAATCCAACCTACTTTAGAGTTAAGTAATCTCACTATTATATATTTCTAATCAACCCCTACGGTCTCCCGAATTGCTTGCATTTTAAGAAATATACCTTGTAGATTATATTTTAATTGAAAATTCTCTGTTGTCAAGTAGTACCCATCAATACTACTACCATCGTCAGTATATCCATACGCAATTACTCTTTCCTCGACTCCATCTATCGTTAATTTCTTACTTCCTTCTAAGTAAGTTTGGTATTTTTCGTCTAAGTTAATCATTGCCTCTAAAGTATGTGTTGATATTATAACATAAGTTATATATTTTATCTATAAACTTTATATTTGCTTTAGACTACCTACACATTATTTAACAACCATCTTCAGGAACTAAATCCTCCTCTTTCTTATCCTTTGGTATCCAAAATCCATCATCAGTCATTTCATATCCTTTATCTACCATCTCTTGGTACGATAATGATGCTGTATATGGATCTTGCTCCATTGCATGATATGAATCTAAAGTTTTAGGAAATGCTACCTCACCTGTAATACGATCTATCTCATCTATAGTGTTGATATTAACATTTCCTGTGATTTCTGTCTCTGGTACTGTGTATGTTGACTGTACCAAATCAGGAGAATTTAACTTAAAATCACTTTCATTCCAAAACTTATCAAACTCCCTTCTTGATCTATCTGAACCATCATTTCTAAATGTTTCTATTCTAATTACATTATCCTGTTTAGGATTAGGATTCTCGAACTCATCATAATCTTCTGGTAGTTCATCATTACCTACCAACATTTCATACAAATCCTTACCTTGTGTTACACATGCTTTATGGTATCTAAGATTCTTAAGCACCACATCTAATATCGTACCATAGATTTCTTGAGGTGTTGCCCCTGAATCCATAGCATCACTGACCCAATCCTCTAGTTGTGCCAGTGAATAATCAGACTCTTGCTTCATTGTCATACTTAATTGCTTGGTCTATAATAACCTGTATCTCCTTAGTTGTCAAGTCATTCATCCATTGCCACTCAGGATCTTGCTTATCCCACTCAACTGTAAATGAACCATCATTATTCTGATTCACTTTTAGACTGTTGTTCTTCATCTTTAATTTGTTTCCTAACTTGTTTTGCATAATATACTTCCTTTTCGCTGTATAGTTCAGGATGTTTCTTTGCTCTTTTTATTAACTTCTTCGCTGCTTTCTTTATGCTCCAATCTTTCATGTGTAGGTTGTCTTTTAGATATTCTTGCAAGTAAACTATCTATATCAGTTTCCAACTGGTATAATTGCTTAGAGTAATACATGTTTTCTTTTGTTAAGTATTCCACTTCATCCTCAAGTATTTCAATTCTATTTAACAACTGTTCTCTAATTACTCTCATTTCATCATACAAACTATCAACATTACTAATATTATCCATTTTTCTTTAACTCCTCTTGTATCCTATTAAATTCTTTCTTTATACCAACTACTTCAGCATCCAATTTACAAACTTTCATATCTAAATCCGTTCCTCTATCATATTCTAGTACCATTACCTTCTCTTGTAATTTACCCACAGTCTCATCCATCATATGAATCCATTCCATGACAGTATATTTCTCACCAGTAGCATGATTCTTATAAAGATAATAAAAATCTTCTGCTGGATCAGTTCTATATGGGTATAATCTATCTGCTATTTCCTGGAAAATAAAGAACAGAGATTCTCGTACCTTAAAGAGCATTAGTTTTTTTCCTTAAGAATAGCACTAGATTCATCTAATTTTTTTAGTGCTTCTAATACTTCTGGAGTTTCTTCCCAACTCCACTCTTGATTATGTTGTGGGTTCTTCTTTTCAATAGTGTGAGATTTTAATGTCATTTTTTCTACCTTTAGATTCCTCATGTTTAAGTTGTTTTTCTAACTCAAATTTAATTGTAGTTAGTGGATGATACAATGGAGATTCTCTCTCTATGTAATCTTCTAAGTGTGCGACATGCTCAAGAGCAAACATTAACTTAGTATAGTTATTCATTCTTGATGTCATACTCTATCACAATTTTCTTAGATTGTCTACCTGTACTATCATAGGTAGTAAATCTCTCAAGTTTACCATCCAATTTAGTTGAAATGGTTATTAATTCTTCAATTAACTTATCTTGATTAGTCATTAAACTCCTCCTTGCCAAATCATATCAGGCATTGCCTGTGGTTGTTGTCTTCCTAATGTAAACATGAGAATAATATATCCAACGAACCATATGATGTTGAATAACCATGCTTGTCTCCAAAGGTACTTTCTAATACCCATCGCAACAAAAACATTCTTCACATCTTTAGGATTATCATCATCCCCTCTTGCTCTAAGAATCTGTTCTATTACTACAGCAACCAGTGTACCTATCACCAATGGATAAAATACAAAGTTTGCGAATGACATTATTGCTATTAAAAAGGTCATTTTACTCTTCTCCAGTTATTAGTAATTGATTTTAAGAAACCTATGATAAGTTTAATGAATGACCAAAATCCGTTACCTTGTAACTGATCGAACATGTGCATATTTAATCTAAATGCCCAATTTGCCTCAACAATTATTGCATTTTGTTGTGATTCTGTCAATGGTAGTTCATCAAGTATGCTACGATACTTAGTCTTATACTCCTTGGCACTATCTATCTTATCAAATTGATAGAAGTATAATCCTTCACCATTTAAGTTCATTGCTTTCTCTGCAATATTCTTAAGTATCTGTCCACCTGATAGATCACCCAAATATCTGGTATAATGATGTCCTACTAATAGTTCAGGTTCATCTTTAGCAACCTCACGTATTCTATTAACATATCTCTGACATGCTTCAGTTGGTGTTACTATTGATCTCCAAATAGGTCCATAAAAGTATCTTAAATCTCTCTCAAGATTGTCCACTCTCTCTAACTCTGGTAGATTGATCTTACCAACTACAGGATGATCCTTCAGTTTCCTTACTTCCTCCTCCATTGTCCTATACACAAAGTATAGATCAGCAACCAATACTTTGTAACTGTCCTTACTAACAACACCACGTAAGAATGATTTTACAAATGCTGTATTCTCTGCTGCTGAATGTGACTTCTTAGTTCCTTCTTTAATCTCTTTAGAAAATGTCATTTCTTCCTCCTCGGTACTTGAATTGTCCATGATGATGATACTAAATCAACCATCTCAAAATTCTTCTTAAACTCCTTTTCTCTTTCTTTCTTTTCCTTCTCCATTGTTAGTTCAATAGTTTCAATAGTTCTCTCACCATAATGAGTTTTATGTTCTGTAACAGCAGATCTTAAACCCATATAATCTAGTATAGCACCATCTATCATATGATATAGTGTATCCCAAGTAAGTGTTTCTCTTAACTGTGTTGCAATTCGATCAATATCATTTCCATCAAGATACTCACCAGTTGATACTGCCTTTGAGTAATCTTCAAATTGAGTCAAGAGTTTTGCTCTAATCTCTACCAACTCATTAAGGTTGATAGTGATCTTTACATCATCATAAATTGCCATAATATTTACATGTGTCTGTATATTATAAAACCCCTGACTGATTAAGTCAAGGGTTTGTGTTTACTATTTAATTTACTTAAGGTGGATGCGTGTATTTTATCATTTGTTTGTTAGAATGAAACGTGTACTCGTTTTAGATTAAAACCTCCTTACATATACGTTTACAAACATGTTGGTCGTCTTCACAGTCAATCAGACACTCGTAGTATTCTGTGAGTAAATCATCTTGTGAATCTGCATATTCCATATGTTTTGATCCAGCGAGTTGATTAAATGAGATTAAGTTGTGCATAATTGCCTCGAATGAACTACAATAACAAAGAGTTTTAGTGCATCTTGTTATTCCCAATTCTATCATTATTTAGACAAATAGTGTCTGTATTTACTGATACAGTTTAACAAAAATTTATGCCTATTAGTATAACTTATGGTTAATATTCTCTCTTGTCTGCATAATAATCACCCAATGCTCCACTCATTAGAGTTTCACTAATCTCACCATGAGGAGTAGTAATTGTAGGTTCTACATGGTCATTCTTCTTACCAAATGGTATTTTAGTTGGTGGAGCATGTGGATTCATCATATGTTTAACCAATTCAATCACTTGATCTCTTATTTCCATCAATTCATGATAACATTGTTGATTGTGGGCACATCCTCTCAATCTATCATCAGGTTTATGTAAAGACTCCAGCATAAGAGTCTTACCACGATCCCATTTCTCTTGTTTAGTTTCACTCATTT